CCTTTCTGCTTTATTCTTCTTCCTCTTTAATCGTTGCGATTTCTGCGTTTAAATTTCTGCTCATGGTAGATAAAATTTTTACAATCATTTCGCTTTTCGTCTTATTATCAACCTCTCCTGCGGCTTTCTTTTTCGCTTCAAGCTTGTCCCGGTATTTATCGTACTGTCTGGAATTGATATATCCAGCTTCGTACCAGCCGAAGATGTCATCATTTGAATAACACTTTTCGCCTTTGATCGTCACGAAAATCTCATTTACCTTTTCACGTTCTTTTTCTGCTTTGGTCTGATATTTATCTCTTAGCTTCTGTATTTCTTTTCTGATTGTCTCCAAGGCTGTTATTTCTGTATTGCTCATTTTTCATCACATCCTTTTAAAATTTTATCTAAGCAGGCATTCCAGCCTACACTCTTTGCAGATGACCAAAAGTTACTTATGTAGTGATTTTTGTTATGATTAATTTCTCTTTTCTCCGGCAATTCCCGGAGCGGACACCAATCTGGTCTTTCGTATGTTTCAGAATCAACAATTCTTGGTACTTCCATAGCCTGGCAACTGTCAATACCTGCATCCGCGTTACAATACAAAAAGTTGCAACCAAAACATGATTCTGGCATATCCATAACTAATACTGCTTTAGGCATCACCCCCACCTCCTATTTTTTATACACTCTCCATGCTTCAAAGCTATTTCCTTTAGGTACATCGCAAAGCCAATACGTTGTACGTGTTTCTCCATCTTCATCAGTTCCAAAACCATAATAAATATAGGCTTCTTCTACCGTTAAATCGTTTACGTTACACCCATATTCTTCCGCGCCAATTTTTAAAGCTTCTTCCTTGTTATATTTACTCGCATTGAAACCAAGCGAATCTCCGTCTCCGCAAAAACAGTCATAATCAAATTTACTCATATTCTCACACTCCTTCCGGCTTCTCGCATCGTTCAAATTCAATCACCCACACCCAAGGTGAGGCATTCCAACCGTAGCGGTCAAGATCGGACTTCTTGATGGTAGAATCCCAGAGTCTTGAAAAAGCATATCTTTTTTCTTCTCCATTCAACACATGAGGATATTCCACCTCTACACCCTCTCTGCAAATCTGCTCCGATGTGATTTCCTGCAACCGCTCCACCCTCACATCCGTAACCTTAAGCCAGATACGTGCCGCTTCTTTCGGCATGTGGATTGACGGATGCCAAGTGCCTCTCCAACCTTTAGGTCGAAGTTCTCCATCAGCTTTGTAATAATAGATGGTATGACCACGCATATGACCTGCTTCATTGACTGGAAGTCCGCACCATGTTTCCCGGACATACAGGATATCATCTGTGTGATATGGTGGATTCCATCGTTTACTCAATTCTTCCTCTGTAATATCGTTTGGAAGTTTAAATTCTTCTCCCCATATTTCATGTGCTGTTCTATTTGGATATCCCCATGTGTCAGAATCACTTCCTGCGAATGTGTAACACAGCTTTGATTTAGGCTGTGGCTTTACCAACCGTCTGGTGCAAGTCTTCCGTCCGTCCAGAATTGCCCGAACCATTTCTGTGTTGAATAAAATCGGTTTAATTGCCATCTACTCCACCTCCTTTTACAATCTTAATAGCCTTTTCATAGGCTATAAGCATTCCTAATTCCTTTGGTTTATCATTTACAATATCATCAAGTACCCTATTTACTGGTACAAGGCTTTTCAGCTTTTCCAACTGCTCCACAACCTTGTCCGGGTCATAGGCGATCGGCTGTGCATCAATCTTCTGCGCTAACGCATAGAACATATCATCACTACGTTTCTGTGTAAGAAGAATATCCATAAACCATTGTTGATATAATTCTTGCTTTAATGTCTCCGCATCAATCAGTCTTCCCATCGTTCGCCCTCCTGTTCCAATCTGTAGTTGCTTTCGTTCGCTCGTCTTTCCCTGTTCTGATGCCTCCGTCCTGATCCATGTACATCTCACATTCATAGCTTTTTGGAAGTTCTGTTCCGCATTTCATACATTTGATTTTGAACATTACCCCAACAGCCGAATGTGATGACTTATTTGTAATGGTTAAGAAAATTGCGTTTCCACCGCAGAACGGACATGGCTTAAGGCTTTCACTCATTCTTCATCGCTCCAATCAAATTCAATTTCTTCTGCACTATCAACACCTAACTGCTCACACTTCGCTCTGGTAGATGTACCGCCGGAGTGGTTTGTGCCTATAAGAAACAGTTCCTGTACAATGCTAAAGTATGATTTTCTAAAACAAAACCTCTCTTCCTTGTCAAGTTCCTCAATCGCATCCTCTCCATGTTGCCATCTGTACCATTCTGCAAATTCATTAACCATTTCCTGCATAAGGCTGATACAACATTCAAGAGTGTGCTTTTCATCGTGGCTTTCCAATTCCTTATTGACGTTCTGCTTCTCCACCGCCGCCAGGCATTCTTCCGAAGTGCCGATTGCGCGGTACTGCTTCAGTTCTTCCAACCATTCAGCAAGTTGCTCATGTTCGTTTGCACATATAGTATTGCCATATGTAATGGCTTCTTTATCAACCGATTCTGGAATATACGCATTATCTTCGATTAGTCTTGCTGACATCTTTTGGCATTCAGCCACTTCTCTTGCGTGTGATATAGCTTCATCAATTGTCATAGTCACACCTCCAACAGTTCCGGGTTATCAATCATGTTGCCGATCACTTCAAAATTCTCTGAATCAAAATCATCCAGTTCCTCGTAGTAATCACAGCCCGGCTCATTCGTACACCATCCGTTTTCATGCCACACGACACGCTTTCTCGTCTCATCTTCTGGAAACTCATCATCGATATGCCCTGAAAGAATGTCATTCTCCCAAATCAGTTTACCGTTCTTGTCCTTAAGTCCGGTGCACCGGCAGACGGTTTTAGGTATAACCTCCACAATTTTATTTCCATGACTATTTTTCCCACTATCAACGTCATAAAACTTTTCCGGCTCATTTACGATAATCTCCGTCTTTTCTCCAAGGACTGCATAAAATCCAGTTACCCACTGTTTTCTAGTCCCTATTGGTCTTGCTTTACATAAATATCTATCTTCCATCCTTTTTCTCCATTTCTTTCTGCAACCATTTCTTGATATTATTTTTGCAACCTGTATCACAATTACTATGTCTGCAATTTATTTTGTCTGATAAATACACTACGCAATGCTGGCTCACAGTAGACAGCATTTCTGCCAACTCCTCATCCGTCATGCTTCTGATCCGGTCTGCATTGGTATGTGGCTTTTCTGCAGGTGTGTCTTTCTCATCTGCTTCATAGCGTTCCGGCAAGCCATGTTTCTCGGCATTTTCATAGGTAGCAAGTTTTTCAATTGCTTTTATGGTGCTATCTATGATTCCATTTGCCATACAAGTTTTTGTGATATCGCCAAAATGCATTCTTAGCAGTTCAAGGTTCTGTATCATTTCTTCTATGCGGTCCATGCTATCCCTCTCTTTCTACATTCGGCCTTGGCTCTGTCTAAAATCTGCTGAAAATACCACTCTAATTGTTCCTTGTCCCTCTCTTTTTCGATCAAAACAGCGGCATCGTTCCAAGTAGAATCTGTCAAATTGATTCCTCCGGTAATATAGATATCATCGATCCTGTAAAATTTAAAATGCGACTCTTCTACCGGATAGACATTTATACGATAATTTCCCATGATATCTTCCATTTCTTCTAATCTTTTTCTCCTGTCGATCGCCGTCTCTCCATAATATGAATTGTTATATTTTTTCATCGGCGGCATTCCTACAACCATATCTGTATTGGTATCCATTAAGGTGTTCAGAAAATTCAATACCATAGATTCTCGCGTTTTAAGCTCTCCTAAACAATTTTTAAATTTTTTGTCAGAAAATGATAAACCATATGTAGCGATCTCTACTCTTATATCTTCTGGCGGTTTTTCTCTGAGTTTGTCATATAACACGTCATTTAAAAAACTCATCAATTCTACTGAATTTAAAAAAATCATATTTCTACCTCACTAAATCCGTTATTTTAACAGATACCCCTTTATATTTACCGGTGCGACAATACTCTGCGGTATCAAAAAACATAATGCATCCATCGTCTTTTTTTTCAAGTGCTATGCTTACGCCATTGCTTACCAGTGTATTTTTTAACAGCGTCAGTACCGCCTTTATCTCATTCTTGGTTTCATCTGTCATTTTAACTTCACCTTTCTCTTTCTGCCTTTCTTCTCAAACTTATCGCACATCCCAACCGGGCATCTACGCCTTAATCTGGTCTGTAAATAATATCCACACATGATTTCTGTTTGGCTTTGCTTGTACGAATATTTACATTTCCGGCAGTATTTTATGCTTGTCTTTGTCATTTCTCCCATGTTAATAATCCTTATTTCGCCACTTAATTTTTATTTTATATTTCCACTCGTTATCACTTTTTCAATGATTTCCTCCTGCATCCGCTCTGCGATATGATCCCGGACTGATTCTTCTGGAAATGCGATCTGATATGT